GACTTATTAAAGAGTATGAAAACAAAAACTAAAGCACAAGTAAAATCAAAGTTTTACTATATTTTTTGGGGAACTGCTACAGCATCAGTCCTATTGGGACAATTGTATGTTGGAACTGGATATAGGTTGATGGCAGGCAGTATTAATGCTATGATGCAATCAATTGAATTTATTGTTGAACCTGGAGGTCTAATTTAATGAATGTAAAACTGATTCGTATGTGGTCTGGTGAAGATGTTATCACTGACCTTGTAGAAGAAAAAGAAGATTCTATTGTTCTTCGTAATCCTATTGTTGCTATTCCTACCTCTGCTGGTCAAATGGGGTTTGCTCCCTGGTCTCCTTTACTTAATGGTAGGGATACTGATGTAGAAATTACACGAAGGTATATTGTTTATATTGCTGAAACTCAAGATGAGGTTGTAGAGCAATATGAGTTGATGTATTCTAGTATTCAAACTCCAAGCAAAAAATTGATTGTGTAATGCTTTTATCTGATTATGATGCAGTTTGGGCTGCTGATGAATTTATCAAGTATTTCTCTGAGATGGGAAATATTGAGGACTATCTGCGTTTTGTAAAAAAAGAAGTAATCAAATCTACAAGTTCTCTTGCACCACTTCATGATGAGTTCTTCAATGAAGATATTCATCCACAAGAGATGGAGTTTGACATTAGGTTTGTTGGTGCTCGTTTTCATCATTCAATGCCACAAGAACACTATGGCAATCTTTTGAGAGCAGTATCTTCTCATAATAATGAGAGTAACATTCCTGGTAGAGAATTGCGTTGGATGATCTTTGAGAAAAACACTCAAACTTGTCTTGGATTTATTCGCTTTGGATCTCCTACTATTAACTCTAAACCTAGAAACTTGTGGTTGGGTGATGGTAAAAAAGATGAGAAAGGAAATTTGATTTCTGTATCTCCGAATCTTTCAATCTTCAATCGTCATGCAGCCATGGGATTTGTGATCGTTCCATCTCAACCCTTTGGATACAACTACCTTGGTGGTAAACTCCTTGCCCTCCTGTGCTGCTCTCACTATGCCCGTGAGACTCTTAATCATGTATTTGAGAAAGACATTGCTCTGTTTGAAACTACGTCCCTCTATGGGTCTACTACGGATGCCTCGCAGTATGATGGACTCAAACCATTCATGAGATACAAGGGATTGACTGAGAGTAAGTTCTTGCCTCTCCTCCATGATGAAGCATTTCACCGTCTCCATGATCGGTTTACTTTTTGGAATAACAATCAACCTCTGACTGATAAAAAAGCATCATCTAAAAAGATGAAACGTCAGACAAAGATGATTTCCATCACTCGCAATTCTTTAAAAGAATATGAGATGGATGAGAAATTAGAGCAGTTTAATTCAGTGATAAAGACTGCATTATCCCTAACACAAAAGAAAAGAACTTACTTCTGTGAATATGGATATTCAAATGTCAAAGAAGTAATTCTTGGTGAGCAAGAGGAGTTGATTCGTGGTCCTAATTGGGACAAGTTTTATCTTGAGAACATCATCGCTTGGTGGAAGAAAAAAGCAACCAAGCGATATGAGAAACTCAAAGCAGAAGGTAGGTTCAGAACAAAGGTTGAACTCTGGACAGAAGACGATGACATTCAAATTATTAGATAATGGAACTCAAAGACTGGCTTAATTCAATCAACTTTAATAAAGAAGATCTATCAGAACACATTAGGGAATATCCTCCATACATTATCAATCGTTGTCTATCAGGACATTTGGACTGTGTAATGTTTGCAAATGAGATGAATAAGTATAACTTTCTTAGTAAAGATATGCAATATTCTTTTTATCTAAATAGTCTGAGGAAAAAGAAGAGATTTTCTCCCTGGCTCCGTAAGGATAAAGTCACGGACTTAGAATGTATCAAAAAGTATTATGGATACAGTAATGAAAAAGCATCTCAAGCTTTGAAAATCCTGACAAACGAACAGATTAATTTTATTAAAAAACGACTTGATATTGGAGGAGTTCGATGAATAATACTGTAGAACCTACGGTAGAGTGGTCTCAGGACCAAATGGTGGAAGTTCTTTTGAATGAACCAGATGACTTTCTTAAGGTCCGCGAGACATTAACAAGAATTGGAGTTGCGTCCCGTAAGGAAAAGAAACTCTACCAGTCTTGTCACATCCTGCATAAGCAAGGAAGATATTTTATCGTTCACTTTAAGGAGTTGTTTGCTCTTGATGGGAAGAGAGCGAACCTCACTGTGAACGACGTACAGCGTCGTAATCGTATAACACGTCTCTTAGCAGACTGGGGACTTATCTCAGTAGTAAAGGAAGATGCTGTTGCAGACATCGCACCTCTAAATCAAATCAAGGTTCTTGCATATCGCGACAAAGGCGAATGGATTCTTGAGCAGAAATATAATATTGGCTCAAAGCGGAAACCTCAAGAAAGTGAATGAAAACAGTTGAACGTCATCGTTATAATGGAAACAAAGTAATATTTCAAACTAGAACATTAACTTACAATCCATATCCCATGACTGAGATTGAATCCGTCATGGGATCTATTGCTAGTAATCTGACACCAGAACTAGTTACTAAAAAATATCGTGCAGAGAATGCAACTAATCCAATGTTTGGACATTGTTATCATTCCTCACAGGCTCTTTTCCACTTAATGGATACAAATGTCCTTGAGCAGAGAACTGCAATCGATTATCATGATGAAGCACACTGGTGGTTAGTTGACAACACCACCGATAAGGTGTATGATATCACTGCTGACCAATACTATCATGTTGGTCAGACTCCACCATATGTTGACGGGAAGAAAAAACCGTGGTATGGTTGGAAACAAAGACCTCACCAAAGGACATTAAATCTAATGGTTCGAGTTCTTGGAGACAGGTTGGCCCTTGACAAGATAACTAATCAACCTGTATAATTAAAATGTTCTAATGTTGCTGAACGAATGAAAAAAACAATGAAAGACTTTGATCTGCTTGAAGAAGTTGATCTTGGGTTTGATCCTAAGTCAAAAGAGATGAAAACTTTTTTGGCGAATATCACACCTACAATTGCTGCTTATATTCTTGCCAATCACAATAAAGATAATAGAAAAGTTGTAAAATCTCAAGTCAAAAAAATTGCTAAGAGTATTCGAGAGGATGGTTGGCTTGAAGATGGACAACCATTGACATTTAATGTTGACGGCAATATCACAGAGTTTCAACATCGTCTTCTTGCAATTATCGAAGCAGGAGTAACTGTTCGCTGCATTGTGGTTCTTGGAGTTGCTCCTGGATGTTTCACCAAATGTGCTCCAGCAAAACCGAGAAAGGCAGAAGATGAAATCCAACGGAAGGATAAGACTGCTACTCAAAGTGAGGCAAGTACTCTTCGACAATTACTTAAGCGTCGTCAGGGAAACCCTCTTACGATTCAAAATGCTATTGATAAATGGATAATTTGGAGAGAGTATGTGCGTAGTGGAAGAACATTAGTTGATGGATTTTTTGATTCTGTATCTGAGTATGATTCTTGGGAAAGAACTTTTGCTGCATGGGCAGCACTAATGGAATCTATCAATGAATCAGAAGTAGCAGAAACTTTTCTTTCTCTTTTACAATCAGAAATTCTTGATGATGAATCTGCATGTTGCTTGACCAAGGAGTTCAAATCCTTCTTTGAAGATAACTCTGTTTATCTTTCTGCTACAGGAAGAACTGATATGGTTTACTACCTTCTATGTATTGCAAGTGATCGTCTGAAGAAGAAATCTGATGGAGAAGTTCAACTTGGAGTTACTGTTGACAAGTTGAATCATGATACACTTAAGAAGAGTGGTTTTTATCGTAAGTTTCTTGAAAATGTCGATAACATTCAAATCTCCAAACCACCTTTCTAATAAATAAGGATGAGACTCCTTTCGTGCGGTCTCTACGAAAGTCGGAACACCCAAAGACCTTCCTTGACAGGAGGGTCTTTTTTTGTTATAGTATGTTTGTAGTCAATACATACACACATTATGACAATGGAACGCCCAACTATCTCTTATATGGATGCTCTTGACCAGGCATCAATTACTACTAATCAGTATCTTTTTAAAGCGATTGATATGATTGATGCTCAATTTGGTGAAGGATATGCCAAGAAAAACCCACAATTGATCGCTCCACTTGTACAATCGCAGGTCAATGATTTTAATACCTGTTGTGTTACCGGTGCTCTCTGGGAAGTCGCTGAAAAGATTGGTGATTTATCTCCCAACTCTTTTTAATTATTGTAGATTAAGATGTTCGGGGTTCACTACCCCGTTTTTTTATGTTTTGTGTTATAAATAAGTACGGATGCCTTCGGGGTCCACAAAACACAAACTCGCTTTTAAAGGAGCTAAGAATCATGGGAAACCTTACAAGGTATACTGCTGCAGATTTGCCTGTGCTATTAGAT